CAGTTAAAATAAAATTTGCAACACCTGCAGATGCAAGAGCAACTGTTGCAAAAGTTAAAAAAGTAAACAAACCATTTGCACGAAAGATACAAATACTCACAGTGATGGAGCAAAGAGCTAAAGTCATGGGTAAAAACAAAGTTGTGCAGATAGCAAAGAAAGGTAAAGATGCAATTAGAAACCGTAATAAACAAACTACTTAGATATTTATCCAGAAGAAACGAGGAGTTAACTGCTGCTATTACATCAGGTGGCATTGACAATATGGAAAAATATAACTATATAATAGGACAAATAACAGCCCTAGAGGCAACTAAACAGGAACTCTC